ACGATAACGGTGGTCGAGATAGCGTAAATGCCATTCAATCTGTTCACGCCAGCTTAGGTCTTTGACCTTCACATTACGCATCTGCCCCAGCCCATAATGACTACCATTCTTAGCCTTGGGATTCCATCTGGATTCTCTGTATATCAATTCGTTATAACATTCGAACTGAGTCCAATTAGCTAGTTTATTGTGGGCGTACAGCTTCATTTCCATAACCTGCGGCGAAACTGCATAAGCCTTTTCAAGATTGAAAATCAAACCTAAAGCCAAGACTGTAATCGCCATCGGGCGAAACATAAAGCGCCCCCAAGAGCGCCAATTCGCCGTTGGGGTGTCTGTCAGCCCCAAGGGCGAAGTTAGCGTATCAAGCGTGTCAAGTATTTTACGCATAAAGCCTTTCGTTTAATTATAACGATTTGATAACAATTTGCTTAATGCCTAACCCTCTATCTCCTTTACCATTTGTTTGATTTCTAATTCTCCATTTCTAAACGCGGTCTTTATTGCTTCTCGCCCGTCCGCGTGGAATCGAGTGCTCAAGTATGGGTCAGCTTCCACATACTCCAACCAGTCGTGTAGTTCACCATTAGCCATAAGCGTTTCAAGGATACGCTCTCTGGAGCTCTCTCGTACGCTTTCCACAATCTCGTGTGGCAGGTTTTCTTTTACCCAATTAACAAATCCATTTTCTCTTGTTACGCGGGGTTTTAATTTGCCATTAACGGTTGTAATAAATGCTATTTGCTGCTCTCCTATGGTGGCTTTTACGCGGTCAGCCCCCACACTAGCCATCTCTCTTAACACTTCAGCTCTTAACTCATCTTTTGCCTTCTTAACTTCATCGGCTAAAACGGTCAAGGCTGCTAGCTTTATGCTTAACTCTTTGATACTCATTTGCTCCCTTTTCCTGCCCAACCGTCACCCTTAAAGATTGTCGGTGTGGGGCTATATAGTTTCTTCATTGGTGAGCCAGAGTGGCAACTCATTGTTATGTTGGCGGCGTGGATAGTTAGTTCAATTTCAAACTGCTCTTCGCATCGGTCGCACCAATAATCGTATCTAGGCATTTCTCACATACTCTCTGATTTATTGTCCATTTCCCGCATTGACTGCATCGGAAAATGAATTCGTCGTAATAGCTCAATCAAATCCTCCAGTCTGAGCATTGCAACCCAGTTATCGATATTTGCTTCTCCCTGCCCATTGAGCCTTAACACCCCAAAGGCTAGCTTCTCGCTTTTCCGCTCATCTAGTTGTTTCATTAACGCAGCTGGCTGAAAGCCAGTACGAGCCTTGACTTCAATATCAAATGGCACGCCAGTGATGTCGCTACCTGCTCGCCCAGCTCCCGTCGATTCAGCATAAGCCCAACCGTTGTCCCGTAGGTACTCAGCGAGTAGGCGCTGCGTCGCATACCCTCGATGTTTGCGATGCTGGCTCAATTAGACCTGCATTTGCACGTGTTACAAATCCACGTCTCATTGGGCTCGTTATGGTCTACAGGTGCAGGTTCATTGCAGGTATCGCACACCTGTTTTCCGTTAATAATCATTTTGGCAAATACCACTTTCCAGCGCTATCCAGCTTGTACCACTTGTTGCAGGATTTCTCCTTGCTTGGACAAACAAATCCTCGGTAGTCGCCGCGGTCATTTTTGCCTTCTTTGTAAATCATCACACCGTGAGAACAAATGGGAACGTCATCAATTACCTCAGCTCCTAATTGTTCAGCCACCGCGCTTACGTCCCAAACAATCGGTTCTGGGTCATTCGGGCGTTGCTCTTTAACAAATTCAGCCAGTTCTGGCTTCTTTGTTTGTATTGGCTTTTTAGATGTGCCATTAGGTTTTGCAGCATACCCAGCCATCTGCAATGCGCGTCCTAAACTTCCCGTTTCCGCCATTTCAATTGCGTATGACTTGCTCTTTAGCTCACTGCTCAATCCAGTGGCAAATGGCTCTGTATCATTCCACGTGCGCCAAAGTTCTGTTTTGACAATAAAGACTTCTGATTCACGCGATAGCGATTCTGCTAATACGTGAGACTTGTGCCTGTAGTCGGGATATTCAGCCTTAAACTTATTAAATCTATCCCAAACTCCTTCGTAATTTTCAAGCCAATTCGACATTTAACTTTTCCTGTTCTGCGTAATGTTTGATTGCAAAATCGAGCTGTTCCTTTAAGCTCCAAAATGTGCCATCTGCCCAGTTCTGAACTTCGTTCGCGCAAGGCTGGCAATAGAAGCGGCGTTTGCCGCGTCGTGTGGGTGATTCTGAAATGATTATCCATTCAGCAGGGCGTTGTGCATTGATGTGCCACGAGCCATCTTTCATCTTGCCCCATCTACCCTTGCAATAATCGCAAAACTGCGACCTATTCGTGTTCCGTATCAACGACAAAGTTGCCCCAATCTGTATTTCTGAGTTGAGCCAAGATAGCGGTGTATGCAATGGCATCGATATACGAATCCTCGCTTGCTGGACTTTCCATAAGTCGGCTCCATTTTGCCGCGATAAAGACAACTGCCACGTCAGCTGGGTCTCGCAACTGAACACCGAGTCGCTTCGAGATTTCGTAAATGCGTAAAAAATTGTCCCGCGGGTCGCCCCACTGATACCCCCGCTCTTGGTAGGTGTCAATAGCGTCCGCGAGCCACTCACTTGGAGACTTGTCGGCTAGATTGTCCAACGCTGAGCCCCCTAACATAACCTTTGGAATACCAGTCATTTTTGCCCCACTTGTAACCGAGTTTGATTCCCAAGCCACAAGCTAGAGCCAGTAAAACGCAGACTGCAACAAATTGGTCTGGGCTAAATTGACTATTTAACATAACCAGACACCCCCAATTTATCTAGCCAGTAGGTGCTAATTTCATTTGCAGATAAACGCCCGCGGGCAGATTTGCGCCCTAAACGTTCTATCGCATAACGTCGAATAATGGAGCCTTTGACGTAGTTTTTACCGTCCGTCCAAGCTCCCGACGTAGTGTCATACTTTATTTCTGTCACATTCGCTCCCTTCGTCGGACTTTCCGACTTGGGTTAAATGTATTTATTAAATGGATTTAATGCAAATGGATTTATCGGCGTGTCTAAAAGTTAATGTGGCGAGCTTGATTGATGTGTAGCAAGCCAACTTCCTTATCCACAAAGTGATTGCGCTGGAAATCCGTTGTTGCTGGCATAGCCTTTATTTGCCATTGTGGGGCTGCTAAAGCGGTCAAATTCCACTCATAGACCCCTTTAGGTGTAGAGCAGATGTAAAAGGCTGTAAGCCCGTTCAAAGCCGCTTTACGGGTTAAATAGAGCCACTTGGGCTTCTCGATGACTAATTCATCGTAGTGAGTGCGGCGGCATTTGAGTTCAAGGATAAGCTGAAAGGAGCGGGAGTAGCCGTCCGAGCGGTCTGACTGGCTCGTCGGGGTTAGGTCTGGAACGAGGGTCTTTATCGCCTCAAATAGTTCCGACTCTTTTGTAAAAATTAGTCTTCTTCTTCCTCGTCGAAATCGTCCAACGGGTTTCGAATCGGGTCTTTGGGGTCAACAATCCAGTCGGGATAAGAGCTTCTATCCATCGCAAAAGCAAGAGCGGTGCCTTCGTCCATTCCAGCATTGCGGCAAGCTTTATACACTTCATTGGCGGCAATAGCCCAAAAATCAAGTTTTGTTAGCGCTGGCTCTTTAGTCGTGCGGCGGCGTTTTGCCACCTTCTTTGACTTCTTAGCGACGCGTTTTTTTGTTGACACCTTTTGCTCCCTTTTGTGATTTAAAGGATAAAGCCAAAGCTTTGATGATTCCTAGCATTTCAAGGTTAGTGTCTTCAAGTTTTTCAATACGGTCGGCTAGTGGGGCGGTTTCCTTTTTGATTATGTAAACCAATCCAGTAAGGATTGCCGCAACAACTGCGGACATAGCCGCCAAGTCGCCCCAGTTCACCGAGTTCATTAACGAACCTTGCCGTAACGTGTATAGCTTGGGTTGAGCCAGTTAATTATGCTAGGCAAGACTGATGCTGCAGCTGCATTTGCAATCGCTTCGATGTCCCAACCGACTGCTAAATAAGTTGCTAGTGCTGCCGCCACGAATGTCTTGAGCCAGCTCCCCGCCATCATCTTTAATTCTGCCATTTACTCTCTCTCCTTCTAGGTCAAACCAACTGCCGTCTTTATCTCCCAAAGTTGTAAAACTGACGTGGAAATGCGAGCGGTGTGGATTTGCACCTCTGTATTTCCTCTTCTTCCAATTTAGTATTGGACTGGAAATCTTGCCGTCGTGAATTATGTAAGCAATACGCTTATCTCCACGTTTTGCGCATTGACGTAATTTTTCGACAATTGCGTGCGCTTCTTCTGGGTGTGCGTTTAGATTTGAATCTATATCTACTCCGCGGACAATTCCTCGAGCGTCTGGTATATGGTCAGAATTGCCCTTAGCCCTATGGCGAGCATCAGCAATCCACCCATCAGAACGCCTATCACGCT